TTAATAATGCTTCTGCCATTTCTTATTTATTTACAAATCCTTGATTAGGCATATCCTTTGGTCGTTTTGCTACTTTAGGGTCGTTTGTTTCAGGTTTAAAACCTTCTTTCTTTGCCTTGTTTACACTAACTTCTGCATTTGGGTTAGTAGCATCAGGATTTACATCTTTTGCCATATATGTTTTACGCATCCAGAAATGATGACATCCGCCACCACCTTTATAAAGCCATATATCATAAGTTGCTGCTCCACTTAATCCCCAACCTGCATTTACCGCCTTACTACTCATTTGAGTAATATCTTCTTTACGGTATATCTTTGAAGCATTAACCATTTTTTTACAAAACTCTCTGCTATTAGCTTGTGTTTTAAGAGGTGCATATTGATAACGTACTTTAAAACGCATATCGTCTGCTTCTCCATCTTGGTCGCTTTTAGCATTAGGTCTTGCAGTTCCTGTAGATGCTAAACCAATCATTTTATCTAATGTTTCTTCTTGGTCGTAATCTACTTCTCTTTCGTCTACTAATTCCCAGTTCTCTAAATCTTCCTCTTCACCAAACTCTTCAAGCAAATCAAACATTTTATCGTCATCAAACTCTGCAGATAATGAAGTTAGTTCATCTTTCACGCCTGTTTCTTCTTCACGTGATTCTTCTGTAATAGCATTATCTGTTTCAATAAATGCTAAAGGTTGTAAAGTCTTAAAGTAAAGTTTTAAACTAATACCGTTAACGGATAAAATATCGTCTAAGCCGTCGCAAATTAGTTCTTGGTAGGGTTTTATAGTTATGTTGTCAAAAAGTAAAGCAGCGGTCTTTATTTCGTCTGCATTAGACCCTAAGCCGTTGTTTTCAGTTCTGATTCCTAAAAGTAAAGGACTTGTTACCCTGTGTGCTACTATTAGCTTATTAGAACACTCGTTAGATAAATACTCGTAGTGTTGTGGTGCATCGTTTAATGGAATGTCATCAACCGTTGTTTTAGATTCTGCGTTGTTGTTAAATGCAATTACTACTTTCTCGCCTCTTGCACCAGTTAGTTTGCGCATCACGTCAGATTTAATCTGCATCTGCTTCTCTCTATCTGGAACACCGTTGTTAAAGTTTACTACTTTAGTACCACTAAATCCGTTTTGTACATCGTTAATCAAGTAATCAGATACTTCACTTTCTAGTTCTGCGTATGCTAAACCACCTTGATAATCTACAGGACAGTAGTAATCGTATCCTGAAACATATTTTTTGATAATTTTAATCTCAGGTTCTGTACCGTTACCAAATCCAAATGCCGCTATTCTTTTAGGTTTATCACTTCTTTTAAGTTTTGCCCAATCGTGATAATAGTAGTATGCTTCTATTTTTCCATCTTCATTACATTTCTCCGCTCGTAGTGTTTGACGTGGAAAATGTTCTCCCTTAACTACTTTTTTGTCTTTGTAAAGAACTTGTATAGAACCTTCTCCTAATAATTTTAAATCAAGTGTTATTTTTCTTAAACAACTATCAGAAAATATAGAACGCATTGCTGCATATTCGTTTGGTTTTCTATTACTATCTAAAGCATCTAATCCTTTACCATAAATCATATTACTAACACCGTTTATAATAGCGTTATTAGTAGTAGAATTAGTGTAAAGTTCAATTAAATAAGAATAGTAGTCGTTATCTTCTCCATAATCAACCCAATCACGATTTTTATCTTCGCTTATTTTAGGTCTATTGTATGAAGCTAAATTAACTATATGTAAGTTATCCATTATACTGTAATAAATTCGTTATCTGTATCATTAAAAATATATGCACCCTCATTTACACTATAAGAAGTAACATCTGATTGATTAGTACAAAAGATTTTATCTTTATATACCACTTCGCTTCCTGTTACAGTTATTGTATAGGTTATATCTTGCTTTACTGGAAACACCGCACTAAATTGATTATGATATAAGTGTTCTGTGATTTCAGTAGTATCTTGATTATACACTTCTGTGTTTGTAGTTTCATTTATAATAGTTACATTATAACTATCTCCGCTTACAAATTGACGTGGTATAAAATTGATTGTTTGTGCTGATGCACTTTCTTCTAATACTATCATATATATACAATAATATTATTTGTTTTTTGTTATTTATAAAGCAAAAAAAAGGGCAGCATATAGCCACCCTAATTTATCAAAATGAAATCGTATTAAGAGTTCGTTCCTTCTGTTACTGTTACCGTTGCACTTGCCATTCCTGCAAATGGGTCTGCAGCAGTTGGACTGTCTACAAAGTTAGCGGGTTTCAACTCTTGTGCGTTTAGCGTTAAAGTGTATCCTGAAAGGTCAGCCATAGCCGCTCCTGTTGATACAGTTCCTCCTGTTACTTCAGCACCGTGCTGTAATCCCATAACAAATACATTACCGTTGTAATCTTCAACAGCTACGTGAGGTCTACCATAAGCCAATAGTTTTAATTCTTTGTTATCTTCTTTGCTTAATTTTTTTAAAGTAAGTGTAAGAGTTTGGTCAAAGAAAGTCGTACCGTTTTCACGGCTAGAAGTAATAGCTTGTTCAAAGCTAGAATTTCCTTTCAATTCATATTTAAAAGCAGTAAAAGTTCCTGTCATATCAGTAATCTCATCATCTGTTTCTGTTACCGTTCCATAATCTCCGAAATCAGTAAAGTAAACAGCTTTAAGACCACCAACTACATCTTTGCAGGGTTCTTTTCTACCAAGTGTTAAATCACAAGCCATAGTTTTTTTATATTAAAAAAGGGTAGATAGGCACAACTGGCTTACCCACCCTTTAAGTTAGTTAATCTTTTTTTTAGATACCGTAAGAAACTATGTCTCCAACAATTCCGTACTGTACACCTGCTGTAAATCTCATTACAACTCTTACATTTTGACTTCCATCAATGTCAGCCATATCAATTACCTTAACTTCGTTGTGGTCAGATAAAAGACCAGTACCAAAGTATAAGTTAGATTTTTCAGCAGCTACTGCTGTGTTGTCAGCTAATCCGTTTGCAACAAACAATTTAACTCCGTCAAAAGTTAAACTTCCGTTATTCCACCATTGAGTACCCATTGAGTTTGTACCTGCTGCACCTAATCCTGCTGCACCAAATCCACCTAATGCTCTTACATACGCTCTTGCAATGTTTTGAGAAATATAAATGTTTAAATCTTCGTTTCCATAAACATTTGAGTTAATTGCATCTACAATAGAGCCTAATTCTGTAATTACTGTAGCAGCTGCACCAATAGCAGCACTTCCTGCAATTTTAGAACCACCTGTGTGAGCAGCATCCGCATCTAACAATGTAGTTAATCCTGAAAATTGTCCAGAAGTAGTTCCATCACCTTCCCAAATGTTTGTCTCAGTTCTTTGCGCTACTTTAGATGCTACGTGTCCAATTAAGAAATCAGAAAAAGAAGAAGGTAAAGTATCAAAAGCTGAATATCCCATTTGAATGGCATCCCAATCGTCTTGAAAATCTTTCTTACATAGTTGTAGGTTTACTTGTTGGTATTCTGGTTGTAATACTCTTTCTGCAAGAGTGATTGTAGAAGTACCTACGAAATCACAATCTGCATCTGTTACGATGTCGTTTGTAGAAACTGTTTTTAGTGTTTCTTTAAATTTAATGTTTGGTTTAACGGTAATTCCTCCGTTTTCAATTGTTGCACCACTTAGCAAAGCTGCAGAAATGTATTCTCCTGCAAACTGACCTGCATATGTAGTAGTCATTGTAGTTGTAGTTGCCATAGTTTATTTATTTATTTTTTTATTTGTGAAATTCTTTGTAAAACTCTATCCGCTGTTGTTAATGCTCTTTTTTGTGCGTATAGGCTTAAATTTGGTTTAGATTCCGCTTCAGGATTATGAGATACTTTTTCTACTGGTGTTTCAGCAGATAATTCTTCTTTAACCTCATCTTCTGATGCGTAAACTGTTTTAGTAGTTGTTTCTTCAGATTTAATAGATGTAGAATCTTCTTCAGACATTTCTTCTTTAGGTTCAAGCAATGCTTTTATTTCTTCTACCATTGTTTTAACTTCTTGAAGTTCTTCCTTAGTAGCGTAACCCATTTCTTCTTTTTTATCTTCTTCTGCTTCTACTTCTTCTTCAGCAGGTGCTTCTTCAACTGCGCCAATAGAAGCTATAATACCTTCTTCTTCTACAATTAAAGTTTCGCCATCAATTAGTTTATATTCACCTACTGGTAAAGCTACACGCTCATCTTCAGTAACAATAAATACTTCACTACCTTCTGCAAAAGATTCACTTTCAATGATAGTTCCATTTTCAAGTTCAGCTTGTGCTAGTTTAACTTCAACTGATGCTTCCACACCAATGAGTTCTTTTACTTTGTTTAACATATCTGTTGCTTTCATATATATTACAATAAATTAGTAATTAGTTTGTTGTGTTTTTATAATACTGAAGCTATATTTCCTATTTCTCTTCCGTATTTATTTAAATCAGAAACCCAAGTATCTGCTGCATAATCAAAAGGTAACACTTGGTCAATATCAATTCCAAGTTCTTTTGCTTGTTGCTCTATTTTTAATTCTAACTTTTGTAGTCTTTTAGCATCACCTTCTAATTTGTTTAGTTCTGCTTCTACTTTTTTTAGTATAGATATTTGTCTTTGCGCACCTTGTGCAAGGCTTTTGTATATTTTATCTGCATCTTGAACTAAAGACAACTCTACTTTCTCTTTACCTAACTTGGTAAGTATTTTTTGTACGCTTGGTTTCATATTATTATTTTAATTTATTTTTTAAATCACGAAAAAATTTACCTGCTTCTATAGTTTTTGAATTTAGCTTTACGCCAACTTTATCAGCGATATCTTCAATTTTTTCAAAATCCCTTTCCATACGAGCAGCAAGGTTCTCTAAAGAACTTAATTTACCTTTTGCTATTTTATAGTTCCCTTCTAATTCTGTTACATTAGCCAAATCAACCTTTTGAGTAGAAAACTTTTGTAGTATTTGTTTTGTAATTGAATCCATAGTTATATAATAATATATTTAAACTTTTGTTGTGTTTTTATTCCACGCCTGTAATGTTTCCTATACCTTGTGCTTGGTAACTACCATCACAACACTTTCTTGAATAGGTTTTACCATCTTTACACATACACGCTCTTTTGTCGTTCTGTGGACTTGGGTTTCTTTCTTTTTCCATTAGCTTAAACTTCC